CTCTTGTATAACAAGAGCCATTGCCTGCCATAGTATAGTTCTTTTCTTTTAACTTGTCTAACTGATATCTGTCCAGTTGATCGTCAACGCTAACATTATATTTAAACCCAGGAACAATAGTCTCAGGACTCATATTGTGTTGCATTAGAATACTAGGATATAGACTTGTAGCATCGAAACTAGCCACCCATTCATAACTGCCAGGTTTAGGTTCCTGTACAAACGCACCTTCAATTTGTCTATCCTTTCTACCACCACCTTGGTGAATAACAATGTCCTTTTCCCATAGATGATTATATAATAAACTATCCCAGGTTCTAACAGCTGAGAATACATCATTATAATTACACTTAGCGTCATAGGCCATTGTAATAGCAAGTTCAATAAGTTTCATCTTGTCTTCTAGTTCGTCGACAATAACTGTATCAATAATATTATATTCTACAAACCTATTCCAATCTCCATCATAAAACTCTTTAAATGTGTCAAAGCCAGACTCTAGTTTATTCTTACCTAGTTCTGTTTCTGCAATAAAGTCTAGTTTGTAAGACTCTCGAGTCACATAAGTAAACTTCTTATATAAGTCCAAATAGTCTAATTGTGCAACACCTGTAATCTCGAATGCTGTCATCTCACGATTAGCAAATCTAATAGGACGCTTGTTAATTAATTTAAAAGGAGAGAATCTTTTATGTTCATTCTCACCTAATACTCGTTGAACTCTTGTAATAAGATAAGGCATATCAAATAAATTACTGTTCCAACCTGTAATAATATCAGGACAATTATCCTGCCACCAAGTGAGGAAAGTATCTAATAGTTGTTCTTCTGTGTCAAAACCTTGATAGTCAATATCTAAATGATTTGTTTCTTTAGTAGGCGTAAACTCCCCCAGGCCAAAAGTTGTTATCTTCTTGGTGTTGTTGTTTTGAAGTGTGATAACTAGAACTTTCTCACTAGGGGAGTCTACATTAGGAAATCCACCTTCCGATGTTGTTTCAATATCGATAGAATAGATTAACATCTCATTAGCATCCCATTGTATCTCACCAGGATAGTTCTCGGTGATATATTGGTATGCGTAATAGTTTTGTCCAAATATTGGAAAATTTTCTACATCTTTGTAACTGTCAAAGAAGGCAGTTGCCTCCTTATTTGTGGGGAACTTTATAGGTGATACATTCTCACCAAAGATACTTTTGTACTTAGATTTTTCTTTACTCTTAACAAACAGAGTAGGCTGAAATTCATGCCTTGCAGTAAATCGCTTACCATTTTTTACACCACGGAAAAGTATATCATTTCCATAATGTCTCGCATAAGTATAAAAATTCATAACAACACCTTAAACATAATATACACATTATGCACTCTTACTGACTAAGAGTCAAGGACTTTATTCAAAAAAGGTCCTATTAACCAAATGTGCTTCTTTTATTTCTTCTTTAGATTGTCCGTGGTATGCAACGGCATGATGTTTAGCAATCAATTCCTCGTTTACATTCACTTTAACTTCAAATTGAGGATGGCCCTCATTATCTAACACAAAAAATTCACCAAGTATCCGTCCAAATTTGCCTTTTTTATCAAGCCTTGTTCCGAGTATAGCTCCACTTGATAATCTACTTTTAAGATAATCTTTCGCCATGTTTCCAAATCTTTTTTCAACGAGGTCACGGGTTCTACTTTCCGGTGTGTCGATACCGAATAACCTGACCCTTTGTTTCTTAAGCCAGACTCCAAACCCCAAGTCGATATCCACATCTACTGTGTCCCCATCTACGACCTTTACGATCTTAACTCTATATTCATACATTTACTTTCCTTTTATTGTCTCGTTCAACACCTTTTTATTTATAAAGTCAGGTGTTACAATTCCAGAACCGAATTTTGTATTATATGTGTTTAACATTTCTTTTCCTGGATCGTAGACTGAAACAACATGAGCTGGAAAGATTGGTACTTTGTGATCTTTTGCAAATGGAGCGTAAGGAGCTAGCCCTACAGTATAATCAGTTTCACTTCCAGGTTTAGGCATAATCATAATAATAGCTGGTTTTTTGATAAGTAGAAAACCTCTACCATCAATTTCCTCTTCTGTAATGTCTCCAATCAAGTCTTCACCTGTTGTAAGTTTAACGATTTGTATGTTTGTAGCCATACTCCTTATCTCCTGTTTTAATTATTTAATTTTAATAGACTGAGGTTTTAATTCTTCTGGAATTTTGTTTACCAAATTAATTGTTAATACTCCGTCCTTCAATTCAGAACCTGACACTTTAACAGTATCTGCTAAAGACCATGTTCTTGTGAAATTGCGTTCTGCAATTCCTTTGTGCAAATATTCTGTTTTAGAAGTCTCTGCCTGTTCACCTTTGACGATTAGATTACCGTCTTCCACAGTAATATCAAGTTCAGACTTTGAAAAGCCTGCAAGAGCAATTTGAATTTCATAATTCTCATCGTCTATTTTTTTAATATTATAAGGTGGGAAGTTAGCCTCGGTGGTATTGACTCTTTGAACAGCGTCAAAGACTCTGTCAAATCCAATTAGTCTACTTTCTATTTGTGGGAATGCTGAAACGAAATCGTTCCAATTTGTCGTGTTTATGCTTACCATTGTTTTCTCCTATTATTTAGCAAGATTAAAATATGATACCCTTCCGGCGTATCAATACTATTTATACACTCTGCTGCTGTTCTAACCATTTTTGGTACATATTATTATCGTAAACACCCGATCTAAACCACAAGTTAACTGCTGTTTTTTCTCCTCGAATAACTGGCAATCCTGCGTGCATTGACAATTCAAGAGGCTGAGTTGTGCCCATGTGGCAATTAGAAAACAATACTACTCTTCCTTTCTTGGCTGGTATTGTAATTTTCATGTTAGGAAAATCTGTTTCCCCTCCATGTTGTACATCATTTAAATATAATATTGCTGTTGCTATTCTATTGCCTGCTTGAGGAGAATAAGCATTTAATTTATCATCTCCAAAAGCATCCATGTGAGGTTCAAATTGTTGACCCTTTTTATATTTAATAACTGATATAGGTTCTGCTTGAGCTGGATTTAATCTTAACGAAGCTGAGGCTGCGTCTAAAAATATTCTAGCTCCTTCGGATTGTAGATAATGGAGACTAGATGTTTCATTTGTTCTTAAATTAGATTTTTCACCTGTACCATCATTTGTAGATACTTGGGCACCTTTAAATATACAATGTTTCTCAATATCTGAGGATAATAGATCTACTACTTCTTCTGGTAAGAAATCATCTATTGTCATTAATAACGGATTATTAATTGAATATAATTTATTTTCACCCATCTCATGTTTCATTTTCAAATCCTAAATTAGGAAAGGCAGCTTTAAAATCTGTGCCTCTTCTTTTATCATGCTCATATACAAAATGCCAAAAATCTCTTCTATGTTTTAGCAGTTCTAAATCTTTAAATCTATTTGCCTTTATCCATCCTACAGTTTTTCTAAATTTTTCTATCTCGCCTGTAGAAAACTGAGGATAACTTTCCATAGTTTTTAAATCCTTCTCCATTATACTTATATGAGAGTCGTCTGAGATTTGTGCTGAAAGGTGGTCTGGCTCTACCATAAAAGGCATGTCTATTGTAATTAGATCACCATAAGTATTTTTAAGTTCTGCCATTTTAAATATGAACTCTTCGGTATTAGGAATAGATAAGAAATTATATGTATTCATTATTCCTACTGGTATTCCGTTAGCCAATAATCTATGTAAATTTTGTTCAAAGTGAGAAACATCTAATCCATGTCTAATGTACTCTGCCTGTTTACCCCATGAATCAATGCTAGCATAAAGTTTTGTATTAGGAATATCCTTAACCAAACCTATATACTTTTTTACTCTATTTTCTGAAACCATAAGATTAGAATTACAATGGAATGTTAATCCTTTTCTTGGGTTGTCTTTTACATATTGGAGTAACTTATATGTGTTCTTATCTAATAAAGGCTCACCACCTGTAACTCTAAGAACAAATAAGTGTTCATATGCCTGTGGAAACCATTTCCAAAACCTGGTTATGTATGGAGAGTTTTCTATTTGAGGAGTATGAATTGAATTATAGTCTTTAGATAATTTGTAAGGACCGTGTTCTTCTATTTCCTTTTCCCATGTTGTGCTAAAAACAGGACCACAATAACTACATGCCATTTGACATTTATTAGTAAACGATATTTCTAGATACTTAGGATAAACATAACCTGTTCCAGCATCTACTGCCTCG